CGGCGGGTCGCGGAGTATCAAGCGGCACGGGCGACGCGGCAAGCCTACGGAAGGCTTACCGATGAGATCGAGAGGCAGATGCGGGAGACGAGGGGACTATGAGCGAACTGCCGGAAGACCTGACAAGGCTAATCAAGAACGATTTGCGTGTAGATTTCGGCGACGATTACCACAGCGTAGTCGTCACCGTTGGAGATCGAAAATTCTGGAGGCTTGACAGGAGATGGCGATACAAGAGCGGCCCATATTGCGGAGTGCACGAGATTGTCAAAGCGATGATCGATTTCGATAGTCGCGAGCAATTTAGCATGACAAACAATCAGGCCAGGATTTTTGAGTTTGCTGTCGAGCAGTTTGGCAACGCGATTGACGAAGCATGCCAAACGATTTCGGAACTTCGGCGGCAGATCGTCAAGCAAAACATAACGCTAAAACCAAAGGTCGATTATTTTTCTAGCCAACTTGATAGAAGCCAATGCGGAACAGATAGGCGAACTCCATACGTCTATTTGATGAGGCACACAAACGGACTAACTAAAATAGGATTTTCGTATTCGCCACAAGCAAGGGAAAAGACGCTTCAAGCGGAAGATCCAAGGCTGCGACTGATTGCGACAAAGCAAGCACATAAAAACGTCGAGACTCGTTTGCATCGCATTTTTTCAGATAAGCGGGTGCGCGGCGAATGGTTTGACCTATCCAATCGGGAAGTCGATTGGATGCGTTTTCTTTGCGGTTTTGAGTCGGTAGAGGATTTGGCAGTTGTCAACGGTTGACAGTGCGTTAAGATTTGACAAGCCGTAGCGGGCTACAACCAACAACACAACCACCGGCGGTGCCTCTGTTCCCCATTCGGGATGGCCCGCTACGCCGCGCCGCCGGTGGCTTTTTGGTGTTTTTATGGATTACGAAGAATTCATTCGATCGAAGGTGCGATCGGCAAGGCCGCTAGGCTTTGAGGTTGCGGTTAGCGAGCTTCCAAAAGCTCTCAAGGGCTGGCAGGCTAAATGCGTCCAATGGTCGCTACAGCGTGGCAGGGCGGCTTTGTTTGAGGATACCGGACTAGGAAAGACGATACAGCAACTAGCGTGGGCGGATGCGGTTTGCAAACGATCGAAGCGGCCGGTTGTAATTCATACGCCAGTTGGCATTCGAGCCCAAACAAAACGAGAGGCCGAAAAGTTTGGCATCGAAACGACCGTTGCGGTGGTCGATGAGCAAAGCGAAATTGTCGAGGGCATTAACCTCATCAATTACGAAAAGCTTCACAAGTTTGACGCTTCGATTTGGTCAGGTGTTGTGCTTGACGAATCGCAGATCCTCAAAAACTTTACTGGGAAGATCAAGCAGGAGCTAATCGACTCATATCGCGAAACGCCATACCGCTTGGCATGTACAGCGACACCGGCACCCAATGACCACAAAGAGCTAGGCAACCACGCCGATTTTCTTGGGGTCATGCCGTCGAACGAAATGCTTTCGCGTTGGTTCATTAACGACACGATGAAGGCAGGCGGCTACCGCTTGAAGAAACACGCTCAAAAGGACTTTTGGCGATGGGTCACATCGTGGGCGGTTTGTCTTTCGCGTCCGTCCGATCTTGGGGGTAGCGACGACGGCTACATCTTGCCACCGCTCACCGTTGAGCGACATATTGTGAGCGTTGCATATGATGGCGTCGCCGATGGCTTTCTATTCGACGTCGAAGGAATTTCGGCGACGAACATCCACGAAGAAAAGCGGCGGACCAACACCGAGCGAGCTAAGCGAGTTGCGGAGATTGTGCGTGAGTCAGAGCGGCCGGCAATCGTTTGGTGTTACACCGACTACGAATCTTCGGAGTTGATGAAGCATGTCGACGGAGCCGTTGAGGTTCGCGGGTCGATGCCGGAAAAGAAAAAGCAGGATCTACTCTTAGGCTTTGCCGAAGGGCAGTTTCCGGTGCTGGTGACTAAGCCGTCTATCGCTGGCGTCGGGCTCAACTTTCAAATTTGCAATACGCAAGTCTTTGCGTCGCTCTCGTTTTCGTTTGAAGAGTATTACCAAGCGGTAAGGCGGTCGTGGCGATTTGGGCAGACGCGGCCGGTGAAGGTTCATATCATCGGCAGCGACGCGGATGCGAACATCGAAAAGAGCATTGCCCGAAAGGGTGCCGATCATGGTTTGATGCAAGCGTCGATGGCGGAAGTTGTGAGGCAATTCGGACTTGGCAATCAAGTCGAGTTGATGCGAGTCGGTTTATCAGCGTCGGCGGTTCCGACGATTCCTAGTTTTCTTAAATCAAAGGCAGGTGTTTGAAATGGGTTGCATGAACGAACAACACGGAGCGGACTGGACGTTTTACAACGGCGATTGCGTTGATCTTATGCGAGACCTTCCCGATAACTCGATCGACTTTTGCATTCACTCGCCGCCGTTTTCTTCACTGTACATCTACAGCGATTCGGAAAACGACATGGGCAACGCTGCAAACGATGAAGAGTTCTTCCGGCACTACGCTTTCGCAATCAAAGAACTTTATCGGCTGACGGTTCCGGGCCGCCTTTGTGCGGTCCATTGCAAGGACTTACCGAGATATGCGAACGTCTACGGCACGACGGGGCTTATCGACTTTCCTGGGGCTTGCATTCAGGAATTCGAGGCCGCTGGATGGGTCTTTCATTCGCGGGTAACGATATGGAAATGCCCTGTCACAGAGCGGGAGCGGACCAACAACAACGGGCTCTTGCACAAGACTGTTAGGCGTGATACGTCGCAGGTGCGGCAAGGTATGGCGGATTACCTGATCGTCTTCCGCAAGCCACCAAGCGAAGGAAGCGGCTTGATGAGCGACAAGCCTATCGTCAGGCCAAAAGGATTCGCGCGATACATCGGTGAGGCTGGAAGCTCAAACGATAGTCACCCGTCGCCGTTTTCACGCAAAAAAAACGCGGCCGATCCGTCGATCGATATTTGGCGGCGATACGCTGAACCGGTTTGGTGGGACATCAATCAAACGGACGTGTTAAACTTCAAACTGGCGACAACGGAAAACGATGAGAAGCACATTTGCCCGCTACAGCTTGGGTTGATAGAGCGTGCCGTTGACCTTTGGACGCTTCCGGGCGACGTCGTGTTTTCGCCTTTCGGTGGAGTTGGCAGCGAAGGTGTCGGGTCGCTTAGGTGCGGCCGCAAGTTTGTTGGAGTCGAATTGAAAGAATCGTATTGGCAGCATGGTTGCAATTTTCTGCGATCGCAAGAAGAGAAGAAAAACGTCCCGATGCTGCCGTTCGATGACGCGATCGAAGCCGACGACGTTTTTTAGTTGTCAACAGGTTGACAAATTGCTATAGTGTACGAAATAGGCTTGACCGGCCTACGAACCAAGCCGCTGCCCGGATTCATTCGCGTTCTGCGATTGCCGGTCAAGCATCCGGGCAGCGGTGTTTTTTTGGTGAAGTAATGACCGATCCTCCACAGATCGACTACCCAAAGCGAGATAAGTTTTTCGCGCACAAGGCCTTCCGCAAGATGCACAAATCAAGTGCGGCGGCGGACATGGGGCGGGACGCTTTTTGCTTGGTCGCCGTTGTGCTGCACACCGAAGACGCGGCACGATACCGAGGGCCTGTTCGGTTTTTTAATTCGCAACTCATGGAGACACTAGGCTTCGCCAAATGGGAGACGTTTGACAAAGCAAGGAAGCGGGCTATCGACTCCCAATGGCTTCAGTATCGCGGGTGCGGAAAGCGAACGGCTGGCCTCTACTGGGTTACGGTTCCTGTTGACCTAGACGACATGGACGACTTACCGATTGAAGAATCGATCGACTCACTATCCCCGAAAGCTGGATATAAAGAGGGGTATAAAGTGGGATATAAAGAGGGGTACGATCGGGGGATAATCGAGGGGATAAATGGGGGTACGATCGGGGGGCAATCGGGGGTACGATCGGGGGATAAACCGGGATACGATCGGGGGATAAACGGGGGTACGATCGGGGGACAAACAGGGGGAACCATCTACCCTATACCTAATCCTGATCCTATCCCTAGCCCTAACCCTAGCCCTAATCCTGATCCTAAAAATACATACGCGGCAGAGCCGCTAGTTTCTGTCTCTCAAAAGCGAACGCGGCGTCCATCGGTAGCAATCGATCGACCCGCAGACATTTCCGAGACACATTGGCGAGACTGGACCGCGTGCCGACGCAAGCCGGTTACGGAATCCGTCCTGGTGCGAATCCGACGCGAAGCGGCTAAGGCTGGCATGTCTGCCGATGAGGCGATCCGGACAGCGGCCGAACGGCAATGGGAGGGATTCCAAGCCGATTGGCTGAACAACGACCGAACCACAGCGACGGAGCGTAAACCGTCGCAACCGAAAACGTTTGCACAAATTCGAGAGGAAAATACCAAAGATGTCTTTCGACGATTCGAGGAATCTGGACAGCTCAAAGCTATTTTCGACGCTGTTAATGGGGCTTCTACAGTCCCACCAAGTGGAGGCGAGCGAGGCGATGCTACAGGTTTACTTCTTGGCCCTGGCTGACCTGACACCAGACCAAATGCAAACGGCGGTACTTCGGGCGATCCGCGAATTGCCGCGAATGCCGAGACCTGCCGAGCTTCGGGAGTTGGCTGGCGTCAACGTGGCCGAAGATACGCGAGCCGTAGAGGCTTGGAGCGACGTACAGCGAGCGGTTGCCATCGGGCCTTACAAGTGGATCGACTTTGGCGACCAGCGGATTAACGCGACGATTCGCAGCATGGGCGGCTGGCCGAACTTCTTGGAGTCGTTTAACGATTCCGAATCCGAGAAGTGGGCACGGCATAATTTCCTGAAAGCCTACGCGGCAGTCGGCGACAGGCTATCGCCCGAGTCGTGCCGACCGCTGATTGGGCTTGGCGAGAAAACTTGCGTCTCCGGCAAGATGGTCGACCCGGTTGTGCGGATTGAATGCGACAGCCCGGAGCGGCGGACCGCGATTGAGTACAGACCGATAACGGCACCGATTACCCGCCCCGCGATGGCCGAATCGATAACCGATCATCCCGTGATGGGGCCAGCGATGGCCGGACGGATTGATCCGCCACCACCGACTACAAAGCTTTACGAACGAATCCCAGTAACTTTTCAAAAGGTGCCGACATGACCGACGACAACGCAAGCGGCCGCAAATACTTTCGGCCGATCAAAGGCGGCAAGGTATTTTTGACCGGACCCGACGCGGCGCAACAGATCGACGTCTACGGCGTCATCGAAACGTTCGGGCTAACCTGCCCGGCACGACAACACGCACTGAAAAAGATTCTGTTGGCAGGCGACAGAGGGAAGAATGACACCATCGACGACTTGAAAGAAGCCAGGGACGCGATCAACAGGGCAATCGAGCTTCAGGTAATGCGAGAGGTGGCAACGTGAACCCGCGATCAAAAACACAATGGCAACAGTGGATCGAAAAGGTCGAGGCCGCTTGGCCGGTAGCTGCGTCACAAATCGCGAGCATTTGCGATTGCGACGAACGCACGGCGACACGTATCCGCGACTCTATCGCAAGCAGCCGCGGCGAAGAGCCGCCCAAGCTCAAGAGCGGTGCGAAAAGAGTGGAGATAGACGAACGAATCATCGAGTACATCGTAAAAAACTGGCCGGTGTCAGCGGACGCGATCGGCAAGAAATTTGGCTTGGGCTGGACGCTATCTAGGCGGCACAGGAATGAGGCTATATCGCGTCACAATTTACCAACCGATATCGGCCGCATTAAAGCGATACGGCACAACGAAATGCAGTTCGCGAAGCTTGACGCGATCAGGGCGGAACGTGGCGACGACAATTTGTTACGCGAAGATTTGCGTTATCTTTGCAATTGTAGCTGGGACACGATAACAAATTGGAAACGAGCCCGCGGGCTGCCGGTCAGAGTGCTCAAACGCAAGGCACCGCCAAAGAGCAAAATGGCGAGCGTCTACGAGGCGAGAAAAGCAAGAGAGCAAGCGGCCGAGCCGATCGCGAAGCCTAAGCCGCAACCCTACGCGGCGGGCCGCTGGTTTCGAAGCAAGCGATCGGGCGAAGTTGTGCCGGCGATGTTTTGTGTAAGTGGTTCCGATGTTAAGTTTTTTGGGGTGATGACATGAGCGAAAGAAAAGCAGAATGCAGAGAGCTTGAGGCAATCATTGGCGAAACGGTTGTTGGAATAGATTTTTTTAACGATCGGCAAAGCAACTTACCAAAAGAGGTTTTGATAACCATGAAAAGCGGCAAGCGGTTGCGGCTTTATCACGATCAAGATTGTTGCGAAACTGTTGAGCTTGTTTCGATAGACGGAGATATCTGCAAGCTTATCGGCAAGCCGATCTTGTCAACGGAGCTTGGCGTCGATGAGGATTACGATGGGCCAGAGATAAGCGACGACAGCGGGACAGAAACAAAAATAACGTTACGCTGCGACGCGGAGACTGTGATCATGCGATGGATCGGTGAGTCGAACGGATATTATGGCGAAGATGTTGATTTTGAAATTTTGCAAAAGGAGGTGACGACATGAGCGAAAGAAACTACGAAACGAGGATTACGCAGGTGGTCGTGGTGCCTAAAGGCGAGGCGACGTCAGGTTACCTTGCGACGACGGTTGAAATTCAAGAGGCTGGCGACAGTGAATGCTTGATTGTCAAACAGAGCTTGGATTTGGTGGAAGCCAATGGCGGAATCCGGATTGACCCGCAGGAGTGGCCAACGATTCGAGCAGCGATTGAAGACATGATGGCGAGGTGTCGCCGTGATTAAATTTACGATCAACGCCCGACCGCAGCCAAAGGAGCGACCGTATTCAATCGGCCGCGGCAAAAGGCGAACGCCCGACCGAACAGTCAACTTTGAGTTGCTAGTTCGGTGCGAGTTCAGGGCACAGCATCCGTTCCACGAGCTTTTTACTGGTCCGGTTGGCATGTTCGTCGACATCCAATACAAGCGGCCGAAGACGGTTGCGAAGGGATATTGGCACACAAATCCAGGCGACGCCAGCAACGTCGTAAAAGCGATCGAGGACGGCCTAAACCGCGTCGCGTGGGTCGACGACCGACAGGTCGCAGATTTACACGCAAAAAAGCACTGGGGCGACTGCGACCGGATAATCGTCAGCATCTGGCCGCTAGAGGAATAATTCCAAAAAAAATGCCTGACATGGCTATTGCAACGGCTGGCAATTGTCGATACAACTAATGGGCAGGCAGTAATCAACGCGAACAGGTGACAAAATGGAAACGCAGTTTTACACAATCGACCGCAACGTTATGCCGCAACGAATTACGATTGTCGGCGTTGAGCAAGAAGAGGGCCGGCTAGCTCGCTGCCGGCAAATCCTTGACGACGGCAGCATCAATCCGAGATATACCGAAAAGGTCGAGGAAATTGCGGCGCTAAAATCAAACTTTGTGGCGTGGCAAGCTTGCAAAGACTGGGCAGCGACAAAAGGCTACAAGCTTAACACGGGACGCATCAAGACTGCGGAGGGTTACGCAGATCCTTTGACAATCTTTGTTCGCAAAGACGCGAGTGGCAAGCTAGCTGGCTACGCAAAGCTTCAATCAATTTGGACCAACTACGTCGATTCGCAACAGGTGACAGCATGAACGGACTGAGCGGAAGCGACGTTGATTTTGTTTTGGAAAAACTTAAGGTCGCAATTGACCAAGCGTGGCTTAATCTTGAATCGAATTCAGCAAACGAAATGATGGACATTGCCGAGACGATAAAAACAATGCAACGCAACAGCATTACAAAAAGCGACGCAGGTGACAGCATGAACGGACTAACGGCGGCGGATGTCAGAAATTTAACCGGAGCAATTAGCCAGTCAGCCGACCGGTACAGGGCGACCGGGAAAAATGAAATAGCAGGTGCACTAGAAGATTTGCTGTACGCCATTAACGAAATGCAACGCTACAACACCACCCAAGCAAGTCGGCCCGACAGGGTGGGCGATGAGTGCTGGTTTCGCACGGGCGGCGATTGGCAAAGAGGGATTTTGCGTGTTTGGGATGTCGGTAGCGAATGCTCGATGGCAATTGTCGAGGACAAAAAAACTGGCGTTGCTAAGTCAACTATAAACATTTCATTTTCCGCAGAGGCCCCGAAGTGAGCTACGATCCTTGCCGACAACTCGGCCGCGTGCCGGACGCAATTTGGTTGCAACTCAAAGCCGCGGCCGCTCGGGCTGGCGTGCCGTTCACGAAGTGGGCGGTCGAAGGGCTGTTATGGTACGAGCAGAAACAATTGGAGGAAAAGCGATGCAAGAAAAAGAAATGACGCGAACAGAGACGCAAAAGCTAGTCGAAGACCTTCGACAACTTGCAAGCGATCTTGAAGGCAGCAACTACGGCGACGCCGATAAGCTTGTCGCGTCGGCGGCTGACAAGATTGATGAACTCGTTGCGGCCATTTTGCATCTCGCCGATAGATGGGATGAAAAAAATAGACGATTTCAAAATGCCGAAAAGCATCTTTATCAAACCGTCGAAGAGCTTAAAAAGCTTGAAGCGGAAAACGCAAAACTGAGAGCCCACAAGTGATGACACAACCACGAACCGACACCGCGACGCTAATTAAGTCGTGCCAGCTTATTTGGCTACATTTGCAATCAGACGACGAGGTAGCAAGTGCGGCACTTCGCGAAATCGCCGATCGGCTGGCAGAGCAGGAAGAGACGATCAAGGTTCTACGGGCGGAGCTTGTCGAGTTGTCCGGAAAGGCAATGAGCGGAGAAGATACGATCCGGCATTTGCGTGTTGAGATTTGCAACGCATCGGCAATTTTAACGACGCATTTGGAAACGATCAAAAAGATAGAAGCGGAAGTCGACTTGCTGAACAGCCGCCCGAAACGGTAACCGATTGACAAAGAAATGAACCAATTAACAGGGGCTAGGTAGCGATGGAAAAAGCACAACCACAAACCGAAACGGCAACGCTAATCGAATATATGAGGCGTTGTGCAAATGAGGATCGAGACATTGACAAC